AATCGACAGATTGACAGCCGCACGGTCGAGGGAACAAACAAGGCCAAGATAGCCCAGTGGGCCGAAGACTACGGCGAAGACTCGGACTTCTTCAAGATTCGCGTTCGCGGGCTATTCCCGAACATGTCGTCTCGGCAGTACATCGGCGAGGCTGACGTTAACGCGGCGTATGGGCGCCACCTGGGACCAGAGCAATACGCGTGGGCGCCTGTCATCCTCACGTGTGACCCGGCATGGGAAGGGGACGATGAGCTGGTTATCTCAAAGCGGCAGGGCTTGTACTTCAAAGTACTCAAGACGATGCCCAAGAACGATAACGACATTTGGGTTGCGAACGAGATTGCGCGGCTTGAGACAGAGCACAAGGCCGACGCTGTGTTCATTGACGGCGGATACGGTACTGGGATCATCTCGGCAGGCCGCACACTGGGCAAGGATTGGATGATTGTGTGGTTCGGGTCTGAATCGAACGACCCGGGCTGCATCAACAAGCGCGCCGAGATGTACCAGTCCGCTAAGAAGTGGTTCAAGGAAGGCGGCAGCATTCAGCCCGACCCGCAACTGCGCGATGAGGCGATGGCTGCTGAGACTGTGCCGCGCATGGACGGCAAGCTGCAGATCGAGTCAAAGAAAGACATGAAGGCGCGCGGACAGTCATCGCCTAACAGGTTTGACTCGCTCATCCTGTCGTTTGCCTACCCTGTTACCGAGAAGAAACCAAGGGACGAGGCCGGTCATCTGCTCTATATCCAAGAGCGCGAGGAAGGCCGCGCTATCACCGATTACAACCCAATCCACTAACCCTATTGCGCATTGTTCTACCAGAGTCCACAATCACACAATCTCATAGGTGGCTGCGACATGTGTTCAGCAAAGAAACCGAAGGTTACGGCCATGCCCGATCCGCCACCGCCACAGACTGTGGTGACTGAGGACCAAGCGGCACTCACTGCGCGAGGGCTTGAGCGTCGCAGGGCTGGCATGCGGTCTGGCCGTCAATCGACCATCCTCGCTGGCGGTTCGCCGATGGGCGGAATGGCACCGACCACGCAAGTTAAGACGGTGCTAGGGGCATAACGTGGCAGACGGTGCCATGCAGTCCGAGCCGCTATGCCAGCGCCTGAAACGGCGTCTCGGGCATCTTGAGCGTGGACGGTCTGCGTGGGAGCCACACTGGCGTGAGCTATCCGATCAGTTCAAGCCGCGCTCTGGCAACTGGAATAATCAAGACATAGATTCGCGCGGCGGCAAGAAGTCGCAGCAGGCCGCGATGATTAACAACTCTCCGCTCCGTGCTGCGCGCACGTTGGCAGCGGGGATGATGGCGGGGCTGACATCTCCTGCGCGGCCTTGGTTCCGACTGACTACGCCTGACCCTGCGCTGTCCGAGTATGGCCCGGTCAAGGAATGGCTGTGGATCGTTGAGCAGCGCATGCGTGCTGTCCTGTCAAAGTCCAACGTGTACCGCGTTTTGCCCACCATGTACGGCGAGCTAGGCGTATTCGGCACTACAGCGGCCGTAGGGCTGGAAGATGACGAGGACTCACTCAGGCTGCAGCCGTGGGAGCCGGGTAGCTACTGGGCCGCTCAAGATGCGCGCCTGCGTGTCGATACCGGCTACCGTCTTATCAAGATGACCGTTCGGCAGTTGGTGCAAGAGTTCGGCTATGAGAACTGTTCGGGCCGCGTGCAGTCCATGTTCCAGAATCAGCAATGGGAACAGTGGGTTGATGTGTATCAGGCCATTGAGCCGAACGATGAGCGGCTAGTGGGTCGTGCTGGGCCTGCAGGCATGGAGGTTCGTTCGGTCTACTGGGAGAAGGGAGGCGACAAAGACAAGCTGCTCGCACGTCGCGGGTTTGAGAGTTCGCCGCTGTTCGTACCGCGCTGGATTGCTGAGGGCCAGAACACATACGGCGATTCTCCTGCGATGGATGCGCTCGGCGATGCTAAGGCGCTGCAGTTCGAGGAACGTCGCAAGGCTCAATCGCTCGATAAGCTGGTCAATCCGCCGATGACCGCGCCTACTTCGCTTCGTGGGCAGCGCGTGTCGCTGCTCCCGGGCGATGTGACGTATGTCGATGCGAACCAGACGCAGAACGGCTATCGGCCAGTTTACGAAATCAAGCCGGATATTCAGTGGCAGGGCGAGTCGATCCGACAGATTGAGGACCGTATCGAGTCGGCGATGTATGCCGACCTTTTCCTTATGCTGGCGAATTCCGACCGTAGGCAGATTACCGCACGCGAGATTGAGGAGCGCCACGAGGAGAAGCTATTGCAACTCGGCCCGGTGCTTGAGCGCATGAACGATGAGTTGCTAGACCCGCTAATTGATCGCGTGTTCGGGATCATGGTCAAGCGGTCTAAGCCGTTCTGGGATGGCTTGATCGACGGCATCCCGCCGATTCCGAAGCCGCCAGAAGAATTGAACGGCATCGACTTGAAGGTCGAGTACATCTCGATTCTTGCTCAAGCGCAGAAACAGGTTGGTATCCAAGCGGCCGACAGGTTGATCGGGTTCGCTGGCGCGCTGGTGCAGATGACGCAGAACCCATCAGTGCTGGACAAGCTGGATACGGACCAGATGCTAGACGAATACGGCGAGATGTTGGGCGTGTCGCCGCTGTCGATCCGCTCAGACGATGAGGTTGCCGAGATGCGGGCAGGACGCGAACAGCAGGCACAGATGCAGCAGATGGCAGCGATGGCGCCTGCAATGAACCAAGCGGCCGGTGCGGTCAAGCAGTTGAGCGAGGCGAAGGGTGCCGGCGATGAGTCGGTATTGCAGGCGTTGTCGGGAGTGATGGGCCAATGACGCGCAATGCTGCCAAGGTCGATGACCTCAAGAAAGCCGAGCTAGGCGAGGAATCCGCCGACCGCGACCTGATGTGGGTGATGTCGGCACCGCAAGGCAGGCGCTACATCTGGCGCGAACTGGGGCGCAATGGGCTGTTCTCGCAAACGTACTCGCCGAACAACTCCGATCACTGTTTCAAGGCGGGGCAGCGCAATGCAGCGTTGGCGCTACTGGCCGACCTGATGCGTGTTACCCCGGATGATTACCTGCTGATGCAGGCTGAGGCTATCGAGCTGGAAAAACGCAACACAATCGAAAACGAGGAAACCACGAATGACGACTGAAACCACGACCGCAGCCGACACTACAAACGAAGCTGCCCCGGTTGCGTCGAATACCGCAGCGACACCACTCCTGGCTGTCGATCCTGCGGGCGTTACTGCTGAGGGTGCGGAGGCTGGTGCAAAGGGTGCCGAAGCGGGCAAAGAAGGCGAGGCAGAGAAGGTCGAAGGCGATAAGCCCAAGACTGACGAAGCCAAACCGGAAGGCGCGCCGGAGAAGTACGAGTTCACGATGCTGGAAGGCGTAGAGCTGGATGCTGGTCTAGCGGAGAGGGCAGAACCCGTATTGCGGGAACTGAACCTAACCAACGATCAAGCAAACAAGCTCGCCACGCTTATTGCCAGCGAACGTGTCTCGGAAGCTCAACGGCAGTCTGACGCATACACGCAGCAGGTCAAGGACTGGGGCGATCAGGCCGCAGCAGACCCGGAGTTCGGCGGGACAGCATTCGAGAAGAATGCGCCCATCGCGCAGCGGGCTATTGCACAGTTCGGCACCCCGGAACTCAAGGCGCTGATGGAGAACGGATTAGGGAATCACCCCGAGATGATCCGATTCGCCTTCCGCGTCGGCAAAGCACTTGGCGAAGATGGCGGCGTAGATGGCAACAAAGCCAGCACCCCGCGATCCGCAGCCGATGTGATGTATGACCATCCCACATCCAAACCAAAGAGGTAACACACAATGGCAACTCTCTCCGCATCCTATCCGACGCTGTTTGACGTGGCGAAGCGGATGGACCCTGACGGCAAGGCAGCGCAAATCAGCGAAACGCTATCCCAGGACAATGAGGTTCTGGACGATATGCCGTGGTATGAGGGCAACCTCCCCACTGGCCACCGCGTCACGGTCCGTACTGGTCTGCCTGTCGCCGCATGGCGCAAGCTGAATCAGGGCGTCCCGCGCTCGAAGTCCACTACTGCACAGATTGACGAATCGACTGCGATGCTCGAAGCATGGTCTGACGTGGATAAGGACTTGGCCGAATTGAATGGCCTGGAATCCTCGTTCCGCATGTCCGAAGCAAAAGCGTTCATCGAGTCGATGAATCAGAAGATGGCGTCTACGTTGTTCTACGGCAACTCGGTGACCGAGCCGGAATCGTTCCTCGGCCTTGCGCCACGCTTCGATGACGTGCCGACCACCAGCGGCGGCGCCGAGAACAAGGACAACGTGATCGACGCTGGCGGTACTGGCACCGACAACACGTCCATCTGGCTTGTTGGCTGGGGCGAGCAGTCGATCCACGGCATCTACCCGAAGGGCTCCGTGGCGGGCTTGAAGCACGAAGACCTTGGTCTCGATACCGTGCACGATGCTAGCGGCAACCCGTACCGCGCCTATCGCGAGCATTACCAGTGGAAGTGCGGCATTGCTGTTAAGGACTGGCGCTATGTGGTCCGTATCGCGAACATCGACGTGTCCGACCTAGCCGGCACTGCAGCCAGCGGCGCGAAGATCATCACGCAGATGACCCGAGCGCTTGAGCGTATCCACTCGCTCAACGGCGTGCGCCCGGTGTTCTACATGAACCGCACGATCCGTTCGATCTTGCGTCAGCAGCAGGTCGAGGCAGTGAAAAACGCGACGCTGACCGTTGAGGAACTGTATGGCAAGCGCGTACTGATGGCGTCGGAAGTTCCGATCCGCCGCACTGACGCGCTGTTGAACAACGAAGCGCGCGTGATCTAATCTCACATCCGAATAGAGGGCTACAACATGATTCTCGATGCACTACTTGAAATGTCGGATGCGCAGGCGGTTACCGTCACTGCAATTTCGACCAACGTCATCGACTTGGGTCCAGTCACCGACAACGTGCTGCGCGACATCGGCACGGGCGAGGAAACGTACTGGGTTCTGTCGGTCGGGACCACCTTCACGGCTGCCGGTGCTGCGACATTGGTCGCCGCGCTTGTGTCTGACTCTACGGTCAACCTTGCGACATCGGCGACGACTCACGTCACCACTGCTGCGATTCCGGTTGCCTCCCTGGTGGCCGGCTATCAGTACGCGGTTCGTCTCCCGGCAGGCAATTATGAGCAGTATCTCGGCACGCAGTACACGGTCGCCACTGGCCCGATGACGGCCGGTGCGATCAATTCCTTCATCACGAAGGATGCTCAGAACTGGCGCACCTACGCCGACCGTCAGCCGATTGATGGCGCTGCATAAGGGGGTACGATATGAGTGGTGGAGCCAAGAAAGCCAGCCCGCGTGAGAAGGAACTCACGCTGTCCCCGCAGCGTTACGAGGTCACTACGTCCGTTCATTTCATCGGCGGGCGTCTCGTACAACCGGGCGAAATCGTGCAGCTCCCGGCCGATATTCAGCCGGGTGACAAGTTGATCCCCGTGGATGCTGACGGCAACCGGATAAAAGTGCCCGACCCGAAGGCAGAGCAGAAGCGTTAAGCACAGTGCTGCCCGACTAATCCCCGGGCCGCACTTCAACGAGGATCATCATGGCTACTGTCGCCACCCCGAATCCAAGCAATACAATAGATGCCATCCCTGCGTTTCCTGGCGCTGCTATTGCGGTGACGCCGGCTAATGCTGATTCTTTCGCCCAGCCCGTTACCATCTACGTTGGCGTTTCTGGGAATGTCGCCGTTCGCCCCGCTAATGGTGGCGCAGCGGTCGTGTTCTCTAACGTATCGGCAGGTACGGTTATCCCCTGTCGCGTCATTGGCGTGGATTCCACGAACACGACTGCGACAAACCTAGTGGCGGTGTACTGAGGTGTCCTGCGGTCTGTCTGTCAGTATGCCGCCGATTCGTCGAAAGAGCCCGGCCGTGCCTTTGCAATTAGGCCCCGAACTGCTGGTTAACGGTGACTTTTCAACAGGCGCCGTATGGGTTCCGGGTGTCGGCTGGGTGATTGCGGCAGGCATTGCGACGGTTACTTTGCCTGCTACTGCTTCATCGCTTGCGCAACCGGTTAGCATAATCACGGGGCGTACATATCTTTCGACGTTCGTGCTGTCAAGCTACGTTGGCGGATCGGTTCGCGTAAGGCTGCAAAACTCAGGGATGAACGCTGGAAACCAAGTTTCTTTTTTTGCAAACGGAGCATGTACCGCGCTTCTTACAGCGTCCGCAACCGCCAATGAGTTTGCTTTCTTCGTCCCGAATTCGTTAGCGAGTCTTTCCGTCGATTCCGTATCCTTGAGGCTGGTTCTCTAATGGCATCCGTCATCGAAATCTGCAACCGTGCACTAGGCCGAATTGGCATCGACCAGCTTATCGAATCGCTGGACGATCCGAACAACCGCGCTCGGAACTGCAAACTGCAATATGAGCCGTGCCGCGATGAGGTTCTGCAGGATTTCCCGTGGAACTTTGCGCAGGCGTGTATTGCGCTGTCGTTGGTTTCGGATGTCACCCTGCCGGGGTGGACGTATGCGTACCGCTATCCTGCCAATGCGCTCAAGGTGCATCGTGTGGGCGATGAGACCGGCATTCGCATATCGTCCTCGCGCGGTGTGTCGTGGGAGATATTTAACTACGATCTTCTCCTGCCTGGGAAAGCGCCATTTATGGTCATGGCCGACCCGGTGACAGACGGTGGCAAGCTGATTGCGTCCGATGTCGAGATAGCCTATGCGTGGTATACGACGAAGGTCACGGACCCGTCGCAGTTCTCGCCCCTGTTCCGTTCGGCGCTTGGCTGGCGGGTTGCGATGGAGCTGGCGCTGAGTACGAAGGCATCGGTGCCGCTCTACAATAACGCGGCAAGTCAATACGGTTTCGCAGTGTCGCAGGCTCAAGTCGTCTCACTAGGCGAGGAGACTAGCGACAAAGAGGCTCAATCCGGCTCAGTAATGGCGAGGTACTAATGGCGACACCAGTTCTGCAGCCGACATTCACAGGTGGCGAGCTATCGCCGTCACTCTATGCTCGCGTCGATCTGGCCCGTTATGGCACATCACTGCGCACGGCCAAGAACTTCATTGTCCGCCCTTATGGCGGGGTCGTGAATCGCCCGGGATTCGGGTTCGTTGGCGAGGTCAAGGATTCAACGAAGGCGGTTAGGCTTATTCCGTTTGAGTTCTCATCCGATGTGGCTTATGTGCTTGAGCTGGGCCACGAGTATGTTCGCTTCATCTATCAGGGCGCGTATGTGGTCGATGGTATGGGCGATCCGTTCGAGATTGCAACGCCTTGGACAGAAGACGAGCGCCGCGATGTCTCGGTGACGCAATCTGCCGACGTGCTTTATATGGCGCATCCGTCCTACCAGCCTATCGAGATTCGCCGGCTGACCGTTAGCACGTTTGAGGCGCGACTGTTCGCCAACAAAAATGGACCATTCGCCCCGATCAATTCGGACGAATCGCGCAAAATCGCAGTGTCCGCTGAGACTGGCAACGTCACAGTGACATCCTCTGCCGCGATCTTCACGGCGGGCATGGTGGGTTCCTTGATCTATGTCGAGGAGAAGGACATCCGCAGCCAACGGCCTTGGGAGGCTGGTTGGAAAAGTCCGTTTATCGGACAGCTCTGCAGGTCAGACGGCAAGGTCTACAAGGTGACAAACATTACTGCCGTCCCTTCCGGTGGCTGGGTGCAGACTGGCGGAATCCGGCCCATTCATGAGAGCGGGCGCGCGTATGACGGCCCGCAGGACGTGCGGTCTACGGGCACAACGAATTACTCTGTTGGCGTCGAATGGGAATACCAGCATGCCGGCTATGGGATTGTTCAGATAACAGAGTTCACGTCATCGACCAGCGTTAATGGCGTGGTGACTTCGCGCATTCCCGCGTCGTGTGTTGGCGGGCTGGGCGCTGCAACTACCACATGGAACCTTACAGGCGATGGTGTCACGACTGTGTTTACAATCGCAGGCGCATCATCTGATTCAAACGCGGATTACACGGTGACGTTTGATGGCGTTCCTGTCCAGCCTGACCCGTTCTACTCGCCGCCTACTGGGATCGGTGGTGGTGGTGGTCAAGGTGGCGGCGATGGCGGCCCTGTTTACGTTCCGTGAGGCGCTGATATGGCACAAGGCTGGATCGCTAGCGGCACCGCGAACACAATCACATTCTTGGAGGCGCCAGCTAATGCGGTGGCGATCCAGGTCAAGGAGTACCCGACGACGGCAACGGGGTCGTCTGACGTGTGGGCGCTTGGCGCGTGGTCGTCTGAGCGCGGCTACCCTGGGGAGGTTGAGTTCGATGGAGACCGGCTTGTATTCGCTAACACTCCATCGCAGCCGCAGGCGCTATGGTTCTCTAAGGCGGGAAGCTACGTAGATTTTGGCCGCTCTGCGCCGATTGTCGATGATGATGCGATTTCGGAAACGATCAACGCTCGAAAGATCAACGCTATTCGCGAACTGGTGCCGCTGGATAAGCTCATCATCTTAACGACTCGCGGTGAGTGGAAAGTAACGGGCGGGCAAGATGACGTGCTGACGCCTGCTTCTTTTGGATTCAAGCCGCAGTCGTACAACGGCGCGGCCCTAATCCCTGCGCTGGTCGTTGGGGACTCTGCGTTGTACGTGCAGAATCGCGGTTACGTGGTGCGCGATATTCGATACCAGTTCGATGCCGGCGAGTCTGGCGGGTACACGGGTAGTGACCTGACCGTGTTCTCATCGCATCTCACTGAGGGGCGACCGATAGCGGAATGGAGCTACCAGCAGACGCCGTTCTCTGTGGTGTGGGTCGTTCGGGAGGATGGCGTATTGTTGGCGCTGACGTACATGCGCGAGCAGGAAGTCATCGGTTGGACGCCGATGGAGATAGACGGCTTCGTTGAGTCGGTGTGCTGCGTTCCCGAAGGTGGCGAGGATGCTGTTTACATCGCAGTCCGCCGCATGATTGGAGGAGTCCAGAAGCGCTATGTTGAGCGGCTGGCGTCCCGTTTGATCTTCGACATCCGAGAGGCACGGTTCCTTGACTCGTTCCTGACCTATGACGGGCGCGGCAGCGGCATCGTGACCATGACGGCGACTGCTGTGACATGGCTTGTCGGTGACGCGGTGACGCTGACGGCATCCTCTGCGACGTTCTCTGCCGGCGACATCGGCGATGTGATTGTGATGGGGTACACGGCTGGATCGAACGCACGTCTTCGGATTACTGGCTACACGTCCACGACGGTAGTCACCACTGAGATAGACACCCCGATTGCTGCGTCATTGCAGGCAATCGCGATCACAGATTGGGGTTTCGCGCGCGACACGTTGAGCGGCTATGAGCATCTAGCAGGCCGAACCGTTGGTGTGCTTGGCGATGGGTTTGTGCAGGATACCCGCACGGTATCCGGGGCTGGTGTCGTGACGCTCGATGAACCTGCCGTGTTGGCGCATGTCGGGATTCCTTACGTGTCCGACTTCGAGACGCTGGAAATCAATGTCCCGGGCGCTGAGTCAACGCGGATGAAGTCGAAGATGATTAAGGAGCTGGGCTTAATCGTGCAGGATACCCGGTCGATTCGTGCCGGTCCCGACTTTGACAACCTGGACGAATACGAGTCTCGGAACATAGAGTCCACTATCGGCCCGCCTGGGTTGCTGCAGGATTTGGTGGAGATGCACATCTCCGGCGAATGGGCGCAGAAGGGGCGTGTGTGTGTGCGCCAGTCCGACCCGCTTCCGATGGGTATTCTTGGCATCATTGTCCAATCCGAGTTTGGGCAATGAGGGTCGAGATTCGCGAGGCGAGGCAAGAGGACATCGCAGCGCTTGCGGAGCGCATGCGTGAGGCCGACCGCCAAGAGGTTCAAGCATCGCACGGGCACACGGCAGACGAGGCGCTTACGTCGTCGCTGGCTGCGTCTACGGTGGCATGGACGGGGCTGATTAACGGCGAACCGATTTGCATGTTCGGTGTCGGGCCTATCTCAATCCTCGCTGGTCGTGGTGCGCCGTGGATGCTTGGGACGGACTTGATTGAGAAATCGCCTAAGACGTTCCTTCGTCGGTGCCGTCCCTGCGTTTCACGCATGCTGTCGGTGTATCCTTATCTAGAGAATTACGTACACGAACAGAACAGTGTCTCGATTAAATGGCTGCGTTGGTTAGGGTTCACGCTTGCCGATGAGCCGGTTACGCTGCCGAATGGGGCGCAGTTTCGCCATTTTGAGATGAGGAGAACGTGCCATCTGTGAAGCAACCACAATTATTGCAATCGCTGGCCTAGTCCTCGGCGTTGCCGGTGGCGTGCAGCAGGCCAATGCGCAAAAAGCAGCAGGCCAAGCGCAAGAGGCGCAATCGAAAGAGAACGCTAAGGCTGCCGGCGCGCAGGCTCGGAATACGGAACTGTCCGCTCAGGTGGACGAGGACCGTCGCCGTCAGATGACGCGCCAGCAGTTGGCAACGCAGCGCTCTGTGATGGCCGCGAATAATCTCGATATGTCTACCGGGTCGGCGCTTGACAT